TACGAGGTTCATTCTGTTGTGTTTCATCCTTCTTAATGTAGAAAGTGTCCCAATCAACCTTTGATAAGTCTGTAGGAAAGCTGTACACACCCGTACCTACAACTAGTGCCTGTGTATAAGTAGTGAGAGTAAAGGGCCACTCTTGTGACACCTGTAGTATTTCTCGTATGCTTGAATTAACAGCATCCTTAGCAAGTGCTTGTAAGTTACGTACATCTGTGAATCCTGATCCTGCAGCGTCTAGCTCAGTCTCATTTATTCGTCTAAGTAATTGGTTTACTAGAGTGATGTATGTAGCCATGAAAGAACTTCCTTTTAGCAGAGTTAGAGGGGCTAGTTTCCCAGCCCCCCTAGATTAGCAATTATGCCAGTGTGTCACGATCTACTGTTTGAGCAGTATGTTCTCCGACTTCAGAGACATCCATCAACATGGCAAACACACGAAGTTTACCAGCAGTGAAAGTTGCACCAGAACCAGCAAAGGTTAGGTCCAATGTATCTGAAGAAGGACTAACAAGAACACCCGCTTGTGCTACTGTTGGTGCATAGACAAGGTCAGTTGCTCCATCAATATCAAATGCAGTGATGTACTCATCAGGGTCAACCGCTGTACCAAGAGTGATAGTAGCGTCTGTACCCGTGTTTTGAGTTGCACTTTCCGTAACTTGCATACCAGCCCAAAGAATAACAGAATCAGCAGGAACAGTAAGTGCCTGAATAATGTCACCAGATGAACAATCAACAGCACTTGCAGTGAGGTCAATAGTGTTTTCGATCAGGTAAGGTTTCCGTGAAGGATTACCTGCCCCACGAGTGGGTGCTAAAAATGTAGTTAAAGTAGCCATAAGTTTATCCTCCCTTACGCTGCGTTATATTTAGCAGTTACGATTGCTTCTGGGCGAAGAATCTTCCTGCCGTAAAGATGCATTCCACGAACAATGTCCGAAAATGAGTCTGGGTCACGATATGACTCAACTTTGTTGATCTGCTCTGCAGAAGCAACGGCTGAATCATGTCCAGCAACAATCACACCGTAGTTAGTGTTCTGGTTGGATGAACCTGCTGTACCTGAGCCTGTACCCACTGAAGGTAGGTTATTTGACTGATAGATACGGAAGCCGTGTAGGTTGTTCAATACAAGACCATTCTGGAGACCTGAGCCACCCTGATCGGCATTTAATACCCGTGAATCTTCGTCTTTCAAGAGTTCCATAAATACAGCGTCCAAGACCAGCCACCGACCACGAGAGTCAACATTCTGTTGGTCAAGCAAGCGACCCATACGTGCAATAACCTGCAAAGGTGATGCAACAGAAGTGCTTGCAGCAGTAGCGCCACCAAAACGAGGTGTCAAAGGAATAGAGTGATCCCCTGCTGAACTTGTTGTTATGTTACCAAAGGAACCTTTATTCAACTTCATGCTTGTAAGCAATTCATCAGTTCCAGCCGTATCAACAGCAAGTGAGCCATTGGTTACGTCATTTACTGTATCCGCATCAGCGTGTAAGGCAGACTGCTTATAACCAGACAAATAGCCAAGGCATTCTTGGTCCATTTGATCAGCCAAACGATATGCTGCACGATCCGTTGCAAGTTGCATGAAATCGACATGGCTATGCGCCTCTTCGATATCGTCAATCTTGAAAGCAAAGTAGTTGCTTTTGTCTACCACAAGCTGAAAGTCTTCATCGTCAAGATCTTGTGCTGTGATCTGAGCGCCACGTGTGTACGCCTTAACAGAAACCTCTGGTTCCTTCATAATTTTAACGGTATCGCCTTGGTTTGCGATCTCGCCAAAGTAGTCATTGTTAGTAATAGCATTAGCTACAGCGCTTTTGCGAAACGCAAGCTGTACCTGTTTGCTGTAAATAATAGGGCTGAAGTTACCGTTTGGTAAGTTCCCGTACCCTGCTGTCGATGTAAAAGCCATGTTATATTCTCCTTTAGATGATGAATGGCTGGTTAATATAGTTACACATTCATATCCGAATGAAGAGGGCCGTTCTTTTTAGGGTATCATACTGTAAGAGGTTGCGCAACCCCTAATTAGCGTGGTCCTATAATAAAATGGGTAGTTCTTTTCGGCTTGTGTAAAGATAGTTATATCTACAATTATCTGTTTGTCAACAGTTATTTCATATCATAGACAAACTTTCCGCTGCGAATTGATTCCATGATAGCATCTGAATGCTTTTCATATTCACGAACAGACATTTTACTCACTTGAGATTCACGCCACTGGGCTGCAGTATCGTCAGTCTCAGGAGTATTCCTTGTTTTAGCTTTGACAGAACTTGCTGCTGCCTTATCGCTAGTATTAGCTTTCTTAGTAGTGATGTTATTGTCTGACTTGTATAAGTCAATCACACGAGACACAGACTTAGCGTCATCTAGGTTCTCATACAAAGCATCTTGTACCCACTTAGGCTGTTCTCCTGCCCAATCGTGGAATGCGTCATCACTGCGAATAGTCTTAAAGTCAGGGTGGAAGCTCATTAGCTCCGCTTCTGCTTTCTCTTTCTTAGCTGATACACGTAGCTCTTCTAGCTCCTGCATACGGCTATCTAAATCACTAGAGCGTTCTTGCGCTTTCTTATCTGCAATAGCCTCAACAATGGATGCTACGTCAGGGTACTTCTTAGACCAAGCTTCAATGTCCTGATCTGTCTTTGGTAGTACTAGCTCATTTTTAGCAGCCTTCTGTAGCTGCCCTTCAAGGCTTCCTATGCGGTCTTTAAAGTCTAGCTCTTTCTTAGCCAAGTGCTTCTGTATATCTGCATAGCGTTTCTTATAGCTACGCTCTTCACCCGTCAGGCTTGCGTCATCTTCTTCTTGTGCTTCAGGTTCCGCTTGGGTAGCTTCTTGTTCGGAATTACTCTCATCCTGAACTTGGGCTTCCTCAGTTGCCTCGCTATTGGGTTCTGCTTGTTCTTCTCCGACATGATTCTTCATAAGCTCTTTAAGCTCTGCCTCTTCTTTTGCGATACGTTCCGCATTACGGTTGTTCTTGATATAAGTAGTTTCTTGTTTTTGAGCTTCTGCCATAGTTTGTTTCCTTGTTATAGGGTCCAGCATCAGCGCTGGGTATCCTTTTTATTTGTTTTTCTTACTCTTCTTCTTAGGGCGGTTTACTAGACCACCTTTGTTAAATCCAGACCCACCTACATAGCCTTTTCCTGCCTTTTGGCCTTTTGCTTTTTCTGCTTCTTTTTGTGCAGGTGTTTTGGTAATAATTGATGTAGTTCTTGGTTTAGGTCTAGTATTAGCGCTTGGTATATTTCTATCATTACTTGTAGAGTTTGCAGTACCTTTAATCTCAACTCCTGCTGAAGACTTTTGCCCTGGCTTAAGGAAAAAGCCTGTATTGTCATCTACAAGCTGCCCTTTTACATATGAAGCACCATCATTAGGTGTAAACATATTAGCGAAACTCTCTGTAAAGCTATTGCCCTCATAAGTTTCACCAGAGAAGAGTGTATCCATAAAGCCACCTTTAGGCTTGTCACTACCATCTTCATTCTTACCTTGTAAAAGATTCTGCATACCTAATAGTTGATTGTAGTTAGGATCTGAGTCTTGCATACCTTCAAGCTGACTTGTAACACCTTTAAGCATAGCATTAGATTGAAGTTTAAACATTCCTTTAAGGCCAAGGGTAAACGGTAGACCACCTAAAGCTGTTGCACCTGCAATTAAAGTATTAGCTGTACCACTGTTCATTTGATCGTAGGTTTCTTTAAACTTCTCATAAGTACCTACCGCTGGATCAGACCAATCAATAGCTTCAGGTTTATTATCATCGTCATCAGAGCCACCTCTACCGCCACTCCCTGAACGAATACTTTCTTCATCTACATCTGAAACTGTACCCTTTAAGAAGTAACCTTCAGGTATAACACCCATAGGATCATTACCTAAGAATGGTATTACTATTTCCATACCTTCAGCATTAACATATGTCTTATACGTAACTTCATTAGCTCCAGGTTCAGGGGCTTTTACGAAGCGAGATAAGTCTATACCTTCTTTAGCATACACTACACCACCTTCATTCATCATAGGCATAGTATCATCTTCTGGTACGTCAGAGGTAATAAGCTCCTCATCACTAAAGGGTAACGCTTCTTCCTGCATAGGGTCACCGCCAATACGACCTTCTGCATCCATATCAGCCATACCTTGCTTAGCTTGCATACGCATATCTTCAAATGCCTTAACACCAAAGTAACGCACTACGTCAGCAGGTACAACGTACTCACCTTCGCTTAGCTGTGCAGGTACATCATCTCGTACCTCTTCAGGGAGGGAACCAGGTGGTACATCATTGCCTGACACTGGGTCTACTGTTTCAGCTACACCCTCTTCAGGATTACTTACAAGCATATCTTGCATCTGATCTTCTTCACTCATATTTAAACCACCCTCGTAAAATCTTTTGGAAAACCTATAGCCTATGCTTGGTGCATCAGAACCTATGTTTTCAATGTATATATTAGAGTTATCCCCTATTTTATAGCGTAAGGCAGCAGATTCTAAGTCTAGGTCTACTTTATCGCCTAGCTTGTCACTCATATCAATTATAAAATTATCTAAGTCACTACCTAGACTGAACCT